ATAAAATAAGCATTGTTATTTTGTTTTATTCATACCGCCTATCATTTGGCTGTTTTCTTCTTGATCTGATTGGTCTTGTGTAAGTCTTTCTCTATTCACACTAGGTTCTCCTTCTCCACCATCAGGAACAACCTCGGTGTTTTCGTTAGACTTAAACACGCTGTTAATATACAAGTCAATGTATTCTTGACTATCATCAACCACTTGCTGTGGATCATCAAAGAAGTTGATTGCGTAAATCATAGCCTTTGGATCAATACCATGTGCTACGCCTGTCGCATAAGCGTTAATCTTTGTTGTCATTTCGTAAGTCTTTTGTCGCTTGACATTCGGCTTAACATCAACATACCTTAACTGTCTTAATGCGCTGTCTTGTGGTACATACGGCGATAACTTAATGATTTCAAGTGCAACTTCAACTTCTTGCATCTTGCTATCTTCTTGTAAGCCTTGTATCTTTGTTGCTTCGACTTCTGCTTGCGTCCAACCGGTAGCATCCGACATAGCAACGCCTGTACTACCTCCGCTATTGTCATTTCTCTGCGGTACATTACACTTTTGAAGTATCAACTGACGCTTAGTAATCGTGTTTTTCAACATACCGCCATAATCGTAAGCAATCGTTAAAGGCTTAATGAATGGTGTCTTACCATCAGCCGTTGTACCTGTGTAAACCCATTGACCGCTTGTAGCCGTAACATTATTGCCATCTTCGTCTTTTGGTGGCTCAATATCGTTAGCGTGCCATATTGCTTGTGTGTTTTGGTCTACATCGTTAGCAAAATCACTCTCAATGATGTTTAATGCGTCCATTTCAGGTATCTGACGCTCAAAGCATCCCATCCTGTCTACATCCCTTACCCACTCGATAATGTTGATTATTCCGAATGGATTGATTTCGCCGCTTCTATCGCCAAAATTCCATATTTCTTCCTTCAACGGCTCTCCGTTAATAGTCTTAACAAGGTTTTCAACGATATACACTCGTTTATCGGTTATTGCTGTGAAATACTTGTTGCCAAAATCGTCAACTCTGTATGTCACACCCACCATAACCCTATGGTCTGCATATCTGCTTGACCTAACCACAAATGCGTATCTCGGATCTATGACGCTGTAGGTAAATGGACTTTTGCCCTCTTTCCACCTTGTATTAAGCTCTAATGCCGTATATCCAACACCTGTTATCTCGACATAGCGTGACAACTCTGCTGTCTTTTTACGGACATTCTCGGCTGAAAAGCACTCGTTAAGTAAAGCAATTGCCTTTGGCTCAACATCTGAACCGCTGTCAACCGAACCTCTCTGTACAAGCGTTATTGGATTGCCCCAATGATAACTACGCTTGAAGTTGGTTATTTCGTTAGCCACATTGTCAATATCGTGTATGTCAATATCAGTTCTAACTGTCTTTTCTCGCTTTAGTGGCTGATTTCCACCTTCGTACTCTAACAAAAAGGTCATTTCTTGCCTATTTGTTTCGTGTAAGTTGATAACAGACCTCAAAATCTCTTTGATATTTCTGTCTGTCACTTCCTCAACATCGGTGTAAAGGGTGCGTCTGCCTATGTAATTTGTCGGATTGTTGTTTAGGTCATTCATCAATAAAACCTCATTCCACTACTCGTTGTACGCATCGAATTATCGTCTATCTCCGACAACTTCAAGTTGCTAGGGTTGAATTTGTAAAACTTTCTGCAAGTGTGACACTTGACAGTAACCTTCGATTCTGACTTCCCATCATAGCGATAAACGATATTCCCACATTCAGGACATATAATATTTATACTTTTCATCTTTTCTCCAAACAAAAAAGTGCAAAACCTTTAATGGCTCGCACTTTTCATACTTATCTATGTTAAACTTAATATGCTACTTTTGAAAATGCAAGCACCTTTTAGTGCCAAATAGTGCCATTTAGTGCCAAACAAGGACATTTTATTCTTTTTTGCGATAACATTCGCCATATCTTTCGTCAAATTCTTGTATGGCAGCTCGCTTGTATCTCTTTAGTGTGCGCTCTGTTGTGCCTAGTACAGCACTTATTTCGCCTTCGGTTAAGCCTTGTATATAATAATAATCAAGCACTAACCCATACTCGAACTTGCTCATACTTGCTAACTGACGCTCTATCGTGCCTTTTAACTTGACATAATCAGCGTACTGTTCGGTCATAAGGCGTTCATACTCGTTTGCTTCGATAATCGCACTCTCCATCTTGTCATAACGCTTTGAAGTCTGCACCCTATCTCCGCTACCATCGGTGTTTAGTCCGGTGCCTATGGCTATGTTGTGCCATTCCTCTGCTTTTTCGAGTAACCTCTTAAACCTTAAGTCAGCATACTTCAACTGTCCTAAATAACTTGCTATTGTCATTCCTCTACTCCTTCCTAAAACGGCGATTGCATTATCATTGTCGGTCGCACATTGTACTTGCGCTCTACAAACTTCGCAAAGTTGGCTAACCCATCAGGTACATCATCGTGTGGGTTTTTACCTGTCTGCGTATATCCAAACAGCCAATACATCATCTGTCCATAATCTGACTTCTTTGCATACAATTCAGGATCTTTGAACAATATGTTTTTCTTTACCCAATCGCTATAAGTGATTATCCTTGTTTCTTTGTTCGTTGTAGTCGGTTTTGTGGTTATGTTGCAATCCCAACCTCTGTTTTTAACCATCTTCGCCACTTCAAACGCTACTCTATCGCCACCAGCATTACTCTCAAACTCGACTTGTTGCATCTTGTTGTTTACGATTATGTCCGTCAGCTTGTTGTATTGCCTTGTGTAGTTAGTTGTATCGTCACACACACAATCCACTAGGTAATAGTCATTATCGTACTGATACAGGCAAGGTAAAAACATATAGTCTGTACCCTTTGCCTTTGTATCACATACGCCTATGATTGCATCAGGCTCTTTGTTAGGTAGCTCTGTGTAATATCTCATTTCGTCTTTGTTGTACAACAAGCCTTCACGCTCTATTGGTTGCCCCATATATAGCGCATTGAATGACATTTCTTCCATAATCGCTTGCTGTTCTTTGAAAAACTTTGTCTTAAAGCCGTTGAAACGATACTTGAAATTGCTCTGTCCGTGTTCGTCAAGTGCCGGTACATTGATAAACCTCGTTCTATCGTTATCAGCGTGTATATTCTGCAATCTGCCGATAACATCGTGTACACTCCACCTTGTCGCTATGTGTATCTCTTTGCAGCCTTCAAGCATACGCTGTCTTGCATCTACAGAATACTTCTCCCACAACTTGTCAAGCTGATTCTTGTTTAAGGCTTCTTCGATACCGCCTATCAAATCATCACAATACAGATAGCGGTTACAACGCACTTTACCGGCGTTCTTAGCACCTACTGATGTGCATTGTAGGCTCGAAAATGGCTTATAGGTGTTGAAGTTAATCGTCTGCCTTTTAGCGTTTACTCCGTACAAGATAACAGGTTTTACAAGCCAACATTGAGCGTAGTTGTATTCCTTGTCATTCGTGGTTATATCCAACACTCCATCGTAAAACATTCTCGTTATATCGTCAGAATGTGAGTAGAAAAGGCTATAATCTGCTATGTGTCTGCCTATTACCCACGCTGCAAAGAATTTTTCAAGCGTTGTGTTGTGAGTGATTATATAATCATCCGTGATATACAAGTGACTAGGACTATCAAGATATATACACTTTGTTGGTTCAAATCCTATAAATTCAGTTTTTGTGATAGCATAAAAGCACTTATCATCAGCAACAGGCAACTCAATCTTGTGATTCTCGATTTTATCAAGAATAGTATTCATGTCTATTGTGCGATATGCTCCGTCTATAAGGACATTCCACAAGTGAGAAGTGTCACATCTACACTTTTTGCCGTTTTCTAGTGTTATCTCATAGACTTCCATGTTGTCATGTGGAAATACACCAATGACGGTTGCTACACATTGCTCATATTTGCCATAAGGAGAAATAACCTTTGTGCCTACTTCAACCTCACTCATTGTTATAAATCCATCAGGCGTAAGCACTTTCGCATAAAGTGGTTCGCCCTTACCGGTTCCCGGAGGGAGTGATAAAGCCAATAAATCCAACTTATCATCCTCTAACGCTTGCATACTCTGAATAACACCATGTTTCCACAGTATTTCTCTCTTAGGCAAGTAGAATTGGCTTCTAAATGACCTTTTTCGTTCAAGAAACAGCATAAAACTGTCAAAAAGGTGTTCCGCTTCAAGCTGTAAGGTGTACCAAAAGGCTTCTAGCTCTTGCGTACTTGTGTTATTCTGCCTTAACAGCTCGTCTAATTGCCAAATTGACATTGGTTTATTGGTTTTCGGATCAATTGCATCCTTTGTAGCCAACTCAATAGCCATTTTCTTTGCTTTTCCTGTAAATCTATTGCCTAATTCGTGGTTATTAAACTCAAAATGCGCTTTAATTCCGGCTTTTTGCGCTGCATCTATCAGCATCAGGCTCGCACCATCGAGTTTATAGGCATAGTCAAGCTGTCTGTCATACTCTATGAGGTCTGCTAAACCGTTGACTTTGTAATTTCCACTTTCTTCTGCCATCAAAACACCCTACTTTCTCTTACTTGCTAGGTTTTGTTGTTGTTGATTGACATATCTTTGCTTTTTTTGGTGGTTTTCTAAGACTTGATTGATTTTTTCAAGATATTTCTCGTCTGTATTCACTCTACGCAACGAGATTAAGACATAAAACGATAGATTTTGTGGCACTTTCTTCGCTAATGACAAACATACCACTCTCTTAGCTGTTCCGAAACTCTCTAAGTGTGTATGTGCGAACCCATCCATCAGGATATTCTGCACAATATAGCCACTTGACTTAGTTTCGTATATCACAAATTGCTTTTTCTTGTATATTCTTCGCAATTTTCACGCCCCTTTTATAAATATTGCCCCGGATGTGTTAGTCCGGGACAATGGTTTAAGAATATTGGAGGAGAAGTATCTCTATTCTCAATCAGGAAGATAGGTCTTGCACCTATATAGGCTAATGGCAATAAATATTCGAAATTGTGAGGTATCTATCAGCGTTTTTAAGAAAATATGGCAACTAAGTTCCTTTCGGACAACACTATCAATTGGTTTAATACTGTTCTGCGCCTGTTTTACTTTTAAACTACTTCCTGATGTGGCGTTATAACAATCTATTTCGCTATAACACCACTTTGGTAATCGTCACATGTTTTTAAGGGAGGTTATAACTACATCACGATTTATCGGCAAGTAAAGGTGTTGCACCTTCAAAGTATATTGCTTAATGGGGGCTAACAACGGTACTCTGCAACTGTGCCTTGCCGTTATGCGCCTATCTGCTGACAGACGCTTAAGTTGAGCGAGAGGGGTGTTCAACTTTATTGTGCTTATTCTTCGCCACTATTCGCACTATGCCTTTGTTGTGTAGGGATTGAGAAACCATTAATACTATCAAGGGGAGTATATAACTAGCGAAAAGGCATATTATTCTTTGTCAGGTAATCTATCTCAAACTCGATATACTGTCTTGCTTTCTTCAAGTCCTTTATAGCTGATTCCTTTTTACCGGCTCTTGCTATGTACTTGATCGCATTACCGAGATTAAAATTCAAATCCCACTCTCTAATCACATCCTTTGGCTGATAATTGCTAAAACAATAATGCTTTGGCTTGCTTATCTCGTCAAATTCTGCCGTTCCCACATCGGCTTTATTCTCACTCTCCCCCTCGTCTATCTCCTTTGGTGGGTTGATAAAGTCTGCTACCCTAACATAATCTCCATCATCCCCTATATCCGTTGCTAACTCATACGCCTTTTCGGCTGATATTGTGATATACTTTGCTGCTCCCTTGTCAGTTACCACAAACTTGTATGCCGTTAGTTCGTCTTTCAAAATCTGCTTCAACGCTTCTTCCGTTGTCGCTATTGTGTTCACATCCATAAACATTTCGCTTGCCAAAGTCTTGCGCACCTCTCTTGTTTGCTTTTAAGTTTCAGACAGACACGGAAATGATCTTCCGCATCCATCCTCCACATAGCGAAGCTTAGTAAGTTAAAAACATTTGTTATGCTATAAGCACACATTGACAATGACATATACAGCTTTTGTTTGGGTTGCTATAACGCCTTGTTTTATGCACTTTTCAGGTCACAAATAAATTTTAAAGGGGATTGTCTTTGATTGCCCTTTTTGTTTTTAGGCGATTTTCAGAAATGATTTGCTTTTAGGATTTGTCTTGTTGGACAATATCATCACTACACTTCGACAATAGCACTTTCGTACTCTGTCTGTCAACAGGAAATTTACTCTTTTTTCGCTGTCCTGAATATATATTATGGCTATATAAATATATTGATTTATAGTTATATATATTATATGGCTATTATATATATTCTATGGTTGTCTATAGATTATATATTATGACTCTATATATATCCCATATATGATTATATATATCCTATGTGTGTATGCTATATATAACTATATATCCGCTTTTTGTCCTAGTCCGTATAAATGGCACTTGTCAGCCTAATATATATTATATGGCTATATTGATATATATATTTATATCTTCTGTGGCTATATGTATATTATACTAATATTCCCCTTTTGTTCTCGTCCGCATAAATAGGGGTTAGCCTATATATTATATAACTCTTAATATATATATTTATATTATATCCGTTATGGCTATATATATTACTAGCTTATTACTCTTTTTACCCTTGCGGTTGAAAATAGGGGTTAGTAGGGGCGGTTGCTCCTGAAACTGAAACCCCTACACCCTTGCCACACCCTTACCGGATCCGTTTCGTAAACTGTTATTGATAAGAGTTGACGGCATTATCCGTTGTTATTGCATTGTTTGGTATAGTCGGAACGCTCAAACCCTTATTGTTCAAGGCTTCTATCATGCTCGGTAACTCAGCACCGCCGATAATGTTTATTGTGGTGCTGCTGCCTGTGTCCGGTGATGTCCATTTATACTCATTGTTGGCGACAGCGATAGCACCAACAACGTTACTAGAATCAACAAGCTTATTCTTGATATAATCTTCTCTAGTATTCTTAAGTCTTTTATACAAATTAAATTGTTTAGAGTTTATATTATAACCACCATAAGACTCTAAAGTCATATATTCAATACCACATAGACAACTAAAACCATAAGTAGATACAACTTTGTTATAAGACATACATAGAAATATATATAAGTCAACTAGATTATATATAATATTATAGTCTAATATATCACCTGTATTATTATCTAGAATCATATTGCTATGTTCAAAGAATCGCCGTTGTGTCTGCTGTAATATTGCCGTAAATTGATTTGTTGTTATGCTCATTAAGTCTTGACCTTTGTCGGCTGCCACTTCTTGCATATATTCAATAACTTCTTGATCTGTCAATACATAGTCGCCTTTATTTATTATATCCATAGTTTTACACCTCTTTTCGTAACTTAATCAATATAAGATAATTATAGACATATAACAATAATAATATATAGGGATATAGAATATATATGCTGATATATACAACATATATCAATATAATATATTATAACCCTTATATATAATATATATATAGTTATATAACATAGAGTAATAGCTATAAATCTATAACTAATCTATTATTGCTATTATTTCAATATGTCCGGATGCTGTCCGCTAATCCTTGCAAGCTCATTCAGGAAACACCAAACACATATAATATATAATACTAATTATATAATCCTTTTATATAATACTCTTATATAATAGGTTTATATAATACAACTTATATAACACTTATATATAATACAATTTATATATTATTCCAAAATAAAAAGACAACTAAAACATAATAACATAATCAGGATGCTATATATATTTTAATTGCCTATTGATTGATATATAAATTGTTTATTGCTTCTTTGTTGGTGGATCAGTTGCGGATTGTTTGCGCTGCTGTTGTTCGTCAATTTCTAGTTGAGCATATACAAGTGACATTATATAGTCATTTATGCTTTTACTTGTGACGGCTTTTATTCTGTCCTTTGTTCCTTTATCAGCTAATAGTGCGATCCTGTCTTTTCGTTTCTGATAGTCGCTTATAGCTTGTATTGTATAATCGGCTGTTTTTGCCATAAATCAACACCCCCTTTTAATATTATTAGTGTTTATGTGCATTATATAATAATATATATATAATGTCAACTATATAATATGTTTATATAATTACAATCATATAATACATATTATATAAAATTATTATGTTGTGATGTCCGCAAACCCTTATAAATAAAGGCTTTTCAGGCTTTAAAAAAAGTTTAAAAAAAATTACAAAAAACTATTGACATTATATAATTTGTATTATATAATACAAGTACAGAGTTAAGGAAACGACAGATAACAAACGGGATTGAAAACAAGCGTTTCAACAACTCTTTAAAAAATATTATATAATGCACATTATATAATACAACAACAAAACAATTAAATAAAGGCTTCATAAGTCCTAAGGGGTATTGATGATATCTAGCGGCATTGGTACAAATTAGAGAATGAAGCAAGAAACCAACAACAACAACAACAAAACAATCAAACAATCAGGAGGAAAAACAAAATGGAAAAAACAACAACAACAAACAAGTATTTAGTAAACATTATCGACACTAAAAACGGCGGATCTATCGGCGTTGTGTGGGACATGACAAGCACCGAAATTGATAGTTTCAACGCTGATAACACTTTTTTAAGAGCTGTAGTAATTGATAAATAATTGAAAATCTAAAGAAAGAGAGGTAAAAAGCCATGTACGATTATTATTTTGAGGTAAAGAACGATATTAGAGAAGCATTGAACAATGGAGATTATGACTATATAACAAGTCAATATATCGACGATGAAACCGGAGATTTTAACGGCGATATTGAAGGATTACAAGAAGAATTATACGATGCTATGTGGGTTGATGATAACATAACAGGCAACGGATCCGGCTCATACACATTTAACACTGTGGCAGCTATGGAAAACTTGACATATAACCTTGACTTGTTACAAGAAGCAATTGAGGAATTCGGTGGCAACATGGATGTATTAAAAGACGGGGCTGAGGCTTGCGATGTAACTATAAGATGTTATGTATTAAGCGAGTGCTTGAACGATGTTTTGAGCACTGAGATTAACAATATAAACGATATAATGTAATTAAGGGGGTTTTATTATGACAAGTTTAGAAAGAATTACAGAAGTATTAAATGATTTGAGCGACTATGAGCTTATAGATGTACACAATAGATATTGTGAAAATAACAATTATACAGATGATTATATCGAGTATATGAGCGAAATTGATTGCATGTTTTCAGGAATGAGCGCAACGGAATTATTAAGCAAAATAGATTTTGATAACTTTGATGTAAACGATAATTATTTCGTTTATACGATTTACGGCTTAGTATCATTTGACTATGTAACTGACGATAACTGTCCTATCTATATTGATGATATTGCAAGCTATATCCTGAATAATAGCGATGATTTGGATTGTAGCGAAATTGCCGATGTTTTAGAAGAAATTGAAGAAACACACGAAACAGCATAGCAAGCGCACATTTCAAATGTCCGTCGGTGCAATTCCGGCGGGATGCTATCAGGCGTAAAGCCTACAACAAACAACAACAAATTATTTAATAATCAGGAGGTGCAACAACATGAAGAAACACGAAAACGCTATAAAAATGTTAATGAAAAACGCTGTAGATTGTTCTTATTATGGATATTATGAGAGCGAAAACGGTGCAAGGTATTTAACCAACGGACATTTAATAATAAAATTGTTTAACACTTATTCAACAGTAACAACAGATTTTGTCGGTGATCTGCCACGCCTGAATGATACAAATTTTTTGAACAAACTTGTTGATTTTGTGGAAGCGCACAAAAACGGCGATTATAAAATACAACTACATATGTCTAACGTTAAAATGTGGGATAAATACAATGATACAGATAATTGTTATAAGTTAGAATATGATAAAAACAAATATATAGGTTTTAGTGCTGATTACATGAAAAGATTGTACACTTTAACAGGTGATAATTGTATAACCATTATTGACAGTAAAAGCCCTATATATATAAGCGGTGTTGGTATTGAGTGCGTTTTGTTACCGTGTTCGCTAGATAAAAACTACAATTCCGATAATTACGCCTTATTTTTAGAAGGATTAAAGGCGTGCTATATTCAGGATGCAAAAACAAAAGAGGAAAACGAAAAGCAAAAAGCACTAAAAAACACCGATAAAATCGAAAAAGATGTTATATATAACGGTTTTACAATGTGGATAGGTGGCAAGCAATATTTTTTGATGAGCAACAAAAAGCGTGTTACCGATGAAATCACAAAAGATTTTTTAAAGCTCATAGCAGCAAATACAACTATAAATGTGGATAAAATCAGTGAAAGCGATTTCAAGTATATTAAAAACGGGATAAATTCCGCTACTATAACCAAAACAGCAAGTTATTACGGCAATGAAGAAATATACAGGATTGAAACAAAATACAATTCTGAAAATTTCTATAAAAATGAATATGATAGACTGATAATATATAACGGCAATATGGAAAAAGTCGACATTTTAGCGGATAATATGAGCGTAACGGATGAAGAAACACCAAAAACCGCAACTATTCAGGACAACGCCGCCGACATTGTAAAGGCTGATACTGTAAAGGATGATACTTGCACCACTACAGACACGGCAGCCACTACAGACACGGCAAACAATGACAGCGTGACAGCTACACAAGACATTAAGACAAGCGACAACATGACACAAGACACAACTAACAACGCTATAAAAACCGAAACAATGCAAGCTGATAACAAACAGACCGAAACAACGCAAGACATTGCACCAAAGCATACAGCCACCAAAACCGCAACAAGTAACAATAAGTCTGTATCACTCTTTATTGTTAAGGATAAGCCGGCACCGGTTAAGCTGCCACACTTGAAACCATTAAACAATATACCGATGTATGTAGAACGCTTTAAAACCGATTTTAAGCAACG